ATTGAGAGCATCCTGTGCATCGTTCTTGTCTTGAAATGCATTATCCCTATTCTCAAGGGCTAAGGCTACTGTGGCTGTCTGACCATCTACATTTGACTGGGCTAATTCTACTTCCTCTAAGGCTAACCCTTCTGCCTCTACTGCATCTTCATAATCTGCAATTGCTTCATCCCTGACATCCCGCAGATTTTTAGCATACATAAACCTGTTTTCTGCTATGTCAATTAGACTTATTAGACCATCTTTATAGTCTAATTTATCTACTGCGCTATTGAGGCTTTGAATCTGTCCTGCTGCTACTGTTAATGGGTCGTCAGAGTGTGCGTCTGTAGGGGCTATTAGAAGCCATCCAAAGGCTAATATAGTGGCTGTTGCTATGCGTAATAGTCGTTTTATTTCCCTTCCCCCTTGCAGACGACATGTCTGATAGGATGATTATACCATTTTATTGCACAAAAAAGGGGCTACCATAATTGGCAACCCCTTTAGTGTTGGACTAATTACTTAACAAGAGTAACCTTAGCCTTTGGATTCTTTGCATTCCATTGGCGAGCCAACTTGTTGAAAGCATCCTTAAGTGACTTAATTGCAGCAGCATTATCTGCTGTCAACTTAGCAACTACTGCATCGTGTGCAACCTTTGCATCTGCAAGCGCCTTATCTGAAGCAACCTTTGCATCTGCAAGTGCCTTTGCTGAAGCAGCCTTCTCTGCTGCAAGTGCAGCATCTGAAGCAACCTTAGCAGCAGCAGCATCCGCTGCAGCCTTAACTACTGCAGCATCTGCAATAGCCTTAGCAGCAAGTGCTGCATCCTTTGCAGCCTTTTCAGCAGCAAGTTCTGAGATTAGATCACGAACTGCGATCTCTGCAAATGGTGCAAGGGTGCGAGCAGTTAGACCTACTACGTCTGCAGAAGCAGCATCAGAAGATGTTGTTGGTGCAAATGTGATAAGTGCTCGTGAGCCAGTTGTTGGAAGAGTTGCCTTGAAGGTTGCTGTTCCAAAATCTGTAAGTGTAGCACCAGTTGTTACTGTTGCTGTATCTAGTGTTGCTGTTGCAGCAAAGACTGTTGCTGTAATTGACTTACCAGATACCTTGTTACCAAATGCATCTGTTGCTGTTACAACGATATCCTGCTTTGTGCCTGCTGCACCAGAGGTAGGTGCTGCAACTGTTAGATTATTAATCTTTCCAGCAGTTCCCTGTACATAGTATGTAAGAGTTGTTCCACCGTTGTTGATTACAACTGTGCCAATTGCTGTTGTCTTTGTGTATACAAAGAATGTTGCAGTTGTTCCAGTACCTGTAGCAATTGTCAAAGATGATGATCCTGACGATGCTCCGACTGGTGCTGCTGATGTGTGTAGAGCAGATACGATTGTTGCGTTAGTTGCAACTGCAGTAACTGATGTTCCTGTTGCAACTGTTGCTACAAAACGCAATGCGTCTGTTGCATCAATTACGTTATCTTCTGGCACTGGTAATGCAGCAGGTGTAGAAATTACACCGTTAGTTGTATTCGCTGTTCCGTTTAGCGATACCGCTACTGTCATTACTGTAGCGTTTGCAGGTGCTACAGCGATTGTGCCCAAAGTCATGGCTGCAACCACGGCTAGTGCGATCTTCTTGAATGAATTCATTCGTTATTCTCCTTGTTTATAGTAAGTTAAATCTATCCAAATAATCTTTTACATCATCTGGCATAGATTTATATTCTATCACATTGTCTCTATTGAGGTCAACTTGATCCCTTGGTCTATCTCTAAACGTGTGGATCTCAACCTCTTGGTCTATATTTTTTGGGGTATGTGATATTGCCCCAAATATTGCCCCACACACAGCATCTGCCAAGTCTTTGGAAGATTTTCTGGGGTGGTCAACTCTGTTATTCTTCATTATTTTAAGTTCTGTAAGTTCATCAAACAGCAACTCTACTGCTGGTAAGACCAGTCTTTCTTCGTAGACGAGCATAGCCATATCCTCATAATGCTTCTTTGCAACAGAAACAGTATCAGTTCTTATACCAACCTGCTTTAATTCGTTCTGAATATCAAATGATTGCCAACGGTCAAACGATACCATGCCTATGTCAAATCCTTGACGTCTTAAATTTTGAATCCACATCTTTACTTCGGAAAGATTAACTGGGCCTTCAATTTTTGGTTCCCACCAAACGATTGCATCAACCACTACAACTGGAGCAACTTGCTGATAGTCTTTAATTACTTGAATGTTGACCCACTTTTCTACGTGAGCAATTGCTACAGCACACTTATCATGCTTTTGTGCAAGGTCAGCATGAACATAATACTTCTTATTTGGATCTGGCTTAAATGTTTCATCAAATCTTTTATGTGTATCAATAGGATTTCTTAAGGTCATACAGGCTCTTACTTTTTCTACCTGCTTAAAGAATGCATCTGTTGAGTATGTAGGTACACATGCAAATCTTTGCATTGCATCTCCAAGGTCTGTCATGAAGGCAATCTTAAAGTCATCAATCTTTCTTGTTGGGTTTACTTCCCACGTTGGCCTTTTTAGTGCGAAGACTCCTGGATATTTGTATGAAATAATTGCGTCTTCATCCCACTCAATCTCAAAAGAATTTCCTTCCATATCTTCTGGAAGTTCATCATTAATAATAAACTTGTGTGTTTTGCGTACAACATCTTTTTCTAAGATAACCTTGTCATACTGTGTTGAAATAAAGTCTCCAGGATAGCGGGGGAAAGATAGTAGTGCAACCTTTCCAAGGTCAGGGAAGCGAGAGTCAACGGAAGCACGGAATGCCTTATAGATATTATCTGCAGTCTTTCCCTGATCATTGCCAGTGCCAACCTCACTTGCAAAGCCTGAAATCTCATCGAGTACTGCAAGGATAAGGTTTAAACCCTCATGTGATTCACGTTCTGAGTGACCAGAGTAAACAGTTATAGAGTGATCAAACTCAATACTTTCTGCCTTTGGGTTATATTTTCCAGCAAACCATGGAGATTTTTCAATCTTAGTTTTAAATCCTTTAAAGAAAACATTTTTTGCTTGCTGTGCGTTGATAGCAACGTTAATAATGTCAATAGCATCTCCAGAAGGTTTGCCAAAATACTTTGCAGGGTCTTTTAAACACAATAGTTTATAAACTATATATGCACATGCTACTGTAGAAGTAAAGTCTTTTCCAGATCCCTTGCCCAATTGTAGGATGACTTCATTCTTTGTATATTTTTTGTAGTATCTAGAGCCCTCTTCTTGACCCATTAAATCTATAAGATCTTCTTTTTTATATATTTGACTCATTGCTTCGATGATGTCGTATTGTGTTTGAGATAATGGTGGTTGGGCTAAGTAATCTGTACCCTCTACAAATGTACGTGCATTAACTGGAGTCTCAACAAAGTTATTATTTTTAAGGGCCTCCAGAAACTCATCATACATCGTGTATTACCGTAATCACTTCATCTTTTTTAGCAATTGCTGAAAGTCTTTTCATAATCTCATCACGAATCTGTGGATACTCAGAAGCAATGTCTCTTAGAATTGACATCAATACCTGTTGACGATTTTCAATTTCCATCATTTCTTCAGCAAGTTCCTTGTTTTCTAATAGTCCTGCCTTTTGAAGCATATCAATTCTCTTGGACTCAATGTCCATAACAAGTTTAATAGCAGCAGTCTTTGCGCTAAGGTTGTTAGTCATGGATGCTTCATCGATAACTTCGTATGTGCGTGATACCAATTTACTGTAGTGTGTATCTGCTGCTGCAAGCGCTTCTTTAGCACGAGCACGAATAGCATCATTAGCAGATGCCATAACCTTCCACTCGTTGATAAGAGTTACTACCTTTTGTCTTGGTATAGAGAGTTGCTTAGAGATTGCTGTTGGATCATTGCCCTTTAAATATTCTTCTACAACTTGATTAACCTGATCAAGGTGCTTAACTAAATCATCTTCAGTCGACATTATATTTACCCTCTAGTCTATTTATTTCATCCTTAATATAAAAAATTGCTTTTTCTAGATCCTGAATAGTTTTTGACTCGTCTTTAAGACCTGCTCTCCAAAGATACTTAAAAGCATTTCCAATGTTAAAGTTTCGGTGGCGTGTAATCTGAATACATTCAACACCAGATGGATCTGTTGTATAGTGAGATGGATGGTTGACTTGATCAACTGTAATGTTTAGATTTTCACTCATCATCTTCCTCCCAATCAAATGACTCTGGAATGTTTCTTAGTGTTGCTGTGGCATAAGAAATGCCAACTGCTGCGACTAATGATAAAACAAAAAGAATATACTTAATCTTTTTCATCTTTTTGACTTCCTTAGTCCAAATTTAGCAAGGTACACATAAATTGTTTCTAATGTAACACCACACTCTTGAGCAATATCTGAAGGAGTCTTCTTGTCAACAACATATCTCTTTCTTAGCCATGCTTCATTTGTATATAGTCTT